TTGGCATCTAACAAAGCTCTACCCTCAAAGTACAATACCCCTTCAGTACTATTAAAAGTAGTTGTGTCTCCTGCTCCTGTTACTTTATCTTCTAACCTTGTAGCGATAGCTCCTGAAGTTGGAATATAGCTAGTAGCGTGTGATAAGGCTTCAACCTGCTTCTTGTCTACACTTCCTGAGTCAGTACAGATTAATGTACCTGCAGTAGGTGTAAAGGTTAAGCTAACTCTGTCGCTTGCTCCTGTGCCTACTAGAGTGTCTGTGTGAGTACCGCTAAGTGTGATACTACCTGTACCATAAAAAGATATTGTGTGAGACACCGCTGAAACTACTATATTCTCTACGTTGTTTAATTCACTATTAACTATTAAATTAGTTGACTGAGGCTCTGTTAAAAGACTTGGTGTACCATCTGTGTAGTCTATTCTAGGTGCGTTACTAGAAACCATCCCTATAAGACCTGATGCATCAACTCTAGTAGCACTACTCCCACGCACCACGTCAAAGTCTCCTGTACCATCTTCAGGCAATACACTATAAAGTGTACCATTCTTATACGCATTAGGAAGCATTGTAAGAGCAGAGCTTTCGTCAACACTAGATAAGCCTACTTGATTATCGAGAGTACCCCCGTCAAGAGATACTCTTTCGATGAAGCGAGATACAATATTACTTGCACTCTCTAGCAACATCATTACTCTTCGCCTACTCATTATATAGTTGAATCAAAGTATCCGTCCAATGCAGTCTTTAAAGCTGCAAAACTAGCGTAAGCTACTCCTGCTTCGTCTTGTAAGTCAGAAAATAAGGTCTTATCCAATATAGAAGCACCTTGAATGGTCTTAACTATTAAGAAATCTCCTTGTTTTTGTCTCTGAATTTCGCAATATGCAGGGTATCTGTACTCGATTCCGTTAAGTATTACTAATTCTTTTGTTACTGAATCCTCGTAAATTTTCATTTTATTTAATTATTAAAGTTATTATTATTATTATTTATAAGCAAGGCTCTGAAGTACCTTGTATTATTGTAAATTTGCTCTGTAAATTAGCTATAAAATAAGCCTGATTGTCTTCTTTCCCGTCAATTTCTATCGTATATCCGTTTAAATCTGCCTTATTTGCTCCTGTTTTATCCCCTACAATGGCTTCAACACCATTTCTAAGACCTAAAAAGCGACCATTTCCTTGCTCATCTACTATAATACAATGATGTGGCTTCTTAGTTAGCTTCCAAAGCTCTGAAGAGTTCTGAGTTCCTTGTATAGTTGCAGACAATTTCTGCGAATATACCTCTCCTCCTGCCTCTCTGCTCTGAGATTCGTCAAAAGAAGCTCCATGCACGTCATATTCATACAATGTTGCTGTTGGTATAGCTGTTATAAGCTCATTAGAGAGCGTTATATCGCTTCTAGAGTAATCAACGTACTCAGTAAGGTAAATCTTCCTTAAACCACCCTGTCTGTTATTCTGTCGCTTTGCTATTCCTTTGGTTAAATCATATTTACCCATAGTTTCTATCTATTGTGGTAGTGAGGTAGACAATCTTCGTCGTATCCGTTCATATTTCTTGTATCCTCTACCTGATTTGATGATTGGTTAAAAAACCATCCACTTCTGTTCTTCATATTCTTAGAAGCGTTAACTTCGTCTTGAAATGTCTTATATTCAGCTATAGAGTGCTTATCCATCCACTTATAAAATCTTCTTATGTATGTATCAGCTATTCCTGCGTAAGTATCTGCTAATCTAGTTATTTCTTCTTCAGTCATAAGCTCTGCATTGTCTGCTACGTGCTTATAAGCTCCTCCGTTAGTTACCATATAAGATGATATCTTAATATACTCAGATAGAGCCTGATTCTTTGTTATAGGTTTGATGTATTTAGTATAAAGCTCTAAATAATCCCCTGTAAGGCTATCTCCTTCAGCTCCCTCTAGTATTACGTCATATAATTCAGTTCCAAGCAAAGCCTGAAGAGTTATTATCTGAGTATTGGCTATTGAGAACAAGAACTTATCCTTATCAACATTACCACCTAATATAGTGGTGCTTTTTAATTCCTGTGGTGTAATAAATAAAAATTCCATATTATCTTAAGCTTCCTTTATTAGGTTTATCAATCTCTGCCTTGGCTACATCGCTGTCGTTCTTTACAGGCT